TGCAATGTTAAGCCTTTCTGTTACACTTCAAAAGCTGAAAAGCCTTGGGAGCGTGGTGGAATTGGTAGACGCACCGCACTCAAAAAGCAACATCAATAGTTAGGTTAAGTGGAAGGGATTAGGTGACAAACCTAGTCCCTTTCTTCATTTATACCTGTACGAAAGTGCAACAATTTCTAGCACAAAACTCTACCATCATATGCCGACACCAATTGAAGTCGAGAGACAGATCGCATTTGAACGTAAACAGGTAAGAGGTGGAGTAGAAAAACTACGCAAGGACACCAAAGATTTGGAGGACAAGACTTATGCGTCCGCCACTGTTTACGGATCAGTAGCAATAAGTGAAATACTTGAGAAATTAATTATTTATATAAATAAAAAGAAAGATAAGTATCGAATTCAGGGATGTGGAAAAGATTTTGCTTTGCATTGTAAACATACCTTTCCAATAGATTCAGAGGTTCAAGCTTTGCTTGTCTCTAAAGTTGTATTTGACCATGTGTTTTCACCTCGCAAGGTAAAGCACAATGTAATGACAATTGCTATGGCTGTTGGTCATGCGATAGAAGGGGATGCTCAACTTAATTATTATGAGTCTCATGGACCAGAGTTATTAGAAACTCTTAAAAGGAATTATTGGCACGATTCAAAAGGTACGGAGTATAAACGCAAATGTATTCAAACCCTGATGCATAAACGTAACATTACTCCGTGGTGTAGTTGGGATAAAACAACTAAGACAAAAATCGGCTTATGGTTATTGGAGTGCTTATGTGAATCGACTGGATATTTTGAAAAGCTAAATGTAAGGAAGGGGGTTAAAACATATTTAACTCTGGTACCTACAGAAAAGTTCATCAAGTATCAAGAAGAAATTGTTAAATGTGCTGAGCTTTATAGTCCTTTAACTAAACCGATGTTGATACCACCAAGGAGGTGGTCAACACTTCAAGATGGTGGGTATTTCCTCAATGATTTAACTCGCTGTTATGAAATGGTGCGAAGGGGGTATGGGGGACTAATACAGGGGGAAATTCCTATTGAGTTCCTTAATAAAATTCAAGAGGTCGGATACCGCTTAAACCCTTTTATCATGGGCGTTGCCGAGGTTCTTGAAAAGCAAGGAGTTGCCGTAGGAAAATTCCGACCTGTTATTGAACATGTAATACCACCTAAGCCAGTTGATATAGACACCAACGAGGAGTCACGTACGGAGTGGAAGAGATCAGCTAGAGACGCTAGAAACTTACAAGCTAACGAAGCAAGGAAGTCATGCCGTACTCGTATGACAATGAACATTGCTAGAGAGTTTAGAGATGAGACTTGGTATTTACCTTTTAGCTATGACTATAGGGGTCGGGCATATCCCATTCCATCCTTCCTCACGCCTCAAGATACTGACTTTGGCAAAAGCCTCTTAATCAGTGACAAGGGTGCATTAATCACGGACGAAGGTAAGGACTGGTTATCTTTTCAGGTAGCTACTTGCTTTGGTCTGGATAAAGCATCTTGGCAAGAACGCATTGACTGGTGTAAAGATCCACGTAATCAGAGGAGGATACAGAAAGTAGCTATAGATCCTCTTACTTACATACACGAGTGGGAGACTGTTGACGAGCCATGGCAATTCCTCGCCGCATGTGAGGAATGGTGGGCTATACATACAGGTGTAAGAGTTCACAGTCATCTTTTCGTGGCAACCGATGCTACTTGCTCAGGGTTACAGATCCTCGCAGGAATGGCTCGCGATAAGTCCACGGCGGAGATGGTCAATGTCATAGGTAGTGATAAACCACAAGATGCTTATCAGGTAGTAGCTAATCACAGTATAAATAAGATTCCAGAAAGGCTTAGACCTTACTGGGATAGGAAAGCCACAAAGAGATGCGTGATGGTTATACCCTATAATGCGAAGCCCTACAGCAATCGGGCGTACATACGTGAAGCCTTTAAAGATAAAGACATAAAGGTAGACAAAGACGAAGTTACCCAGTGTGTTAACGCTGTTAGGTCAACCATGGAGGACGTAGTCCCCGGACCTATGAAAGTAATGCGTTGGATTGAGACTGAGATATCTAAGACTATAAAAAATGGAGCACAAGTAATTAAATGGGAAACTCCTAGTGGATTCATAGTTGTTCAAAAGCTCATGAAACATGAGACAAAGACAATAAAGACTCAACTAATGGGGGAAACCCAGATAAGAATTGCAGGTGCTGAAAAAGGAGTTGATCTTAAACACCATAAGAACGCAACTGCTCCGAACCTAATCCATAGCTACGATGCCTCCCTTTTACATCTCAGTATTACTGAATTTGGAGACAAACCGATAGCAACCATACATGATTCTGTCCTGTGTTTAGCGACTGACATGAAATACCTTTCCACTTTGGTAAGGAAAACGTACATGCATCTATTCGCAGAGAACGAACCCCTAAAAAACTTTGCTAGAGAAATCAAAGCAGAGACCCAACCGCCGATTATTGGAGACCTTCAACCGTCCGAAGTAATTGATTCACCATACTTTTTTTGTTAAATGGCAAGAACCATCCACCTCACTGAAAAGCCTGTTAAGCTAACTGGTTTCAACGCAATACTTAAGCCTTCTAAGTTTGGCTACACACTTAGAGCAATAGTAGATGAAGATATAGTAGGTAAACTAGAAGAAGAGAGAAAAGAAGCTCTTGAATGGGCACAAGGTAAATTAAAATGCAAGCCTAGTAGAGCGACATTAAAACCTACTCCTTGGGAGGAAGTTTATCCTGGGAAATATGTAGTTAAGTTCTCATGGAAGGAAGAGAATAAGCCGCCTATCGTTGACTGCGAAGGTACTCTAATAACAGACGAAAACCTCCCAGTTTACGAAGGTAGTGAAGTAAAGATTGGCTTTATTCAGAAGCCTTACATATTGCGTGATGATACAACATACGGCACTAGCTTAAAGTTATCTGGTGTTCAGATTGTCAAGGTACAAGAGGGAGCTTCCCTCGGTGGAGATCTTGATGAGTCAGGAGTTGCTAGTTTATTTGGTAAAACTCAAGGCTTTAAGGATGGTGACATTGACACCACGGAGGCTTCTGGAACCCCGTCTTCAGTGGAATCTGATGACTTCTAATGTTCCGAAGCAAACTCGAAGAGAAAGTTGCTGATCTTTTATTTGAATTAAATATTGATTATGAGTACGAGAGTAAGAGGCTCTGTTATGTAATTCAACATCATTACTCTCCAGATTTCATTCTTCCGAACGGACGAATACTGGAGGTAAAGGGTTATTGGGATGCTCCAGATAGGCGCAAGATTCGTGCCGTACTCAAGGACAACCCTGATATAGATCTCAGGATGGTCTTTCAAGATCCATTTAAAAAGATCAGTAAAAAATCTAAAACCACGTATGCCATGTGGTGTGATCGATATGACATCAAATGGTGTGCTTACCACGATATCCCTGTTGATTGGTTGATATGAAACAGGGTGAGTTTATACGTCACGAGCCATGCGAGGTATGTGGCTCGTCTGACGCTAAGGCAGTTTATACATATAACACATATTGCTATAGCTGCCATTCATATACCTCTTTAGATGACACCCACCCCACTTTTAATGTGCCAAATGTCAAATACGAAGGACAAGCTCAACGACTCACTAAACGAAATATTAGTGAAGCAACCTGCGAATACTACAAAGTCTACAGGGATGGCGAACTTCTACGCTTCCCTTATTACAGCAGCAGCGGCTTACTTCAGGGATTTAAAACAAAAAACAAATTAAAGGAATTTAAGTATGAAGGGACAACTACTGATACTCTCTTTGGTCAGCATCTATTCCCTAGTAGTGGTAAACGGATCACTATTTATGAAGGCGAGCTAGACGCGATGTCTGGCTGGGAGGCGTTACCAAACTGGGCACATGTCTCACTTCCTCACGGTGCAGCTTCCGCAAAAAAAGATTTAAGAAAACAAATCTCCTACCTCCAAGGGTACGAAGAGATATGTTTATTCTTTGACAACGATGAAGCTGGGCAGAAAGCAGCACAAGAAGCAGCAAGTATCTTACCTGCGGGTAAGGTAAAGATTGCAAAGCTGGCTGAGTATAAGGATGCCTCAGATGCATGCCAAAAACTAGACACCAAATCAATTAGAAATGCTATTTATAACGCTGATCCTTATCAGCCAGACGGTATTGTTGATTGCAAGACCTTATTAGAAGTAGTCACTACACCTAATACTCCCTGCGATCACGAGTACAAGCTATCAGGGTTACAGAAACTAACTCACGGTATGCGTGGCTCAGAATTAACAACCATCACTGCTGGTACAGGGCAAGGTAAGAGTACCTTCTGTCGCCAGTTAGCAGTTGATCTACTTAATGATGGTGTCAAGGTTGGATACATAGCCCTTGAAGAGTCTAATAGACGTACAGCTTTAGGGTTGATGTCTGTTGCTACAGGTCAAGCCTTACACATAGGAGAACATGATACTAAAACGCTTAAAGATGCGTATGATCGTAGCTTGGCTAATTGGAATCTATATTTGTATGACCACTTTGGGAGTCTTGATCCTGACGTTATATATAGCCGTTGCGAATATATGGCTCTCGGTCTCGAAACAAAAGTCATCTTCCTTGATCATTTATCCATCCTACTCTCAGGTCTTGATGGAGTACAGGACGAGCGTAGATGTATAGATAAGACAATGACCAACTTAAGGTCATTGGTTCAACGCACTGGTATTAGCTTATTCCTAGTAAGTCATTTGAGAAGATCAGGTACTGGCTCAACCTCTGCGGAGGAAGGCGGTAGAGTATCTCTTTCAGGTCTTAGAGGGTCACATAGCATAAGCCAGATAAGCGATAACGTATGGGGATTAGAAGCTAACCAACAGAAGGAAGGAGATAGATCCACCGTACTGCGCGTGCTCAAGAACCGATACACGGGAGACGTGGGAATAGCCTCAACCCTTACATATAACAAGGACACTTGTGTCTTTGAAGAAGAGACAGAGTCGTTCAATCCATCCTCTGACTTCTAATGATCGTATTCGACATTGAAACCAATGGTTTATTAAAGACGGTTTCCAAGGTTCACTGCCTTGTCACTTACAACACAGAAACAGACAAACTCAATACATATAACAACCAAGGTACATGCCCAAGCATTGTTGAAGGTTTACTAGAACTTTCTAATGCTGAGCATTTAATCGGTCACAATATTATTGGGTATGACTTACCTGCACTCCGTAAGGTATATCCCCATTTTAAACTCAGTGGTAAACCATTCGATACTCTTATTCTCTCTAGATTATTCTGTCCAAACTTATTTTCTGTAGATGAAAAGCGGGCAAATATGCCATCCAATCTTAAAGGACGTCACAGTCTAGCTGCTTGGGGTTACAGATTAGGAGAGCATAAGGGTGAATTTGGCGAGACGACTGACTGGGCTGAGTGGTCACAAGAGATGGAAGACTACTGCCAACAAGACGTACAAGTAACTATGAAACTATGCGAGCGCTTCCGGACTTACCTGACTGGTGCTGGCTAGAGCATCAAGTTGCACAAATACTTACTACCCAAGAGGAACATGGATGGCATTTTGATGAGAAATCTGCATGGGAACTTGAACAAGATCTCAGAAACGAACTGGAAGAAACTACTAAGTTACTTCGAAACAGGCACCCTTTCGTGGCAGACACGGAATTCACTCCTAAAAGAAATAACCAGACTAAAGGTTATGTAGAAGGCTGCAAATTCACGAAGTTAAAAGAACTTAATGTTACCTCTAGAGACCATATCGCATGGATACTGACTACTCATTATACATGGACACCCTCATTAATAAGCTCGAACGGGAAGCCCGTTATAGACGAGAGTGTTCTAAAGGACCATGGGTCGGATACAGCGATGAAATTTCTTCGATGCCTAGAGCTGAAGAAGCTTTTAGGGATTCTATCCGAAGGCGTGAACGCATGGCTGAAGCTTGTTACGACGTCTAGCAGGATACATCATCACTGTTCAGTAGCTACCAATACTTTTCGCTGCGCCCATCGACGTCCCAATGTCTCCCAAACGCCGAGCGATCTTAGATTCCGCGCTCTATTCACTGCAACAGACGGCTTCGTTATGTGCGGGGCTGATTTGTCTGGGATTGAGTTACGGATGCTTGCCCATTATCTTGCACGACATGACGATGGAAGGTATGCCGACATCCTACTTAATGGAGACATACATCAAGTTAATGCAGACAAAATTGGAATCTCCAGACGCCAAGTAAAGACAGTTACATACTGCTTTTTATATGGCGGGGGAGACCAGAAGTTAGGTCTGTCAGTTGATCCAGAACTTAAGCCATCCAAAGCCAAGAAGAAAGGAAAAGAAATAAGAGCTGCATACGTCGAAGCTATTGATGGCTTAGATAAGCTTCTAAGGGCTGTAGACGTACGAGCAAGAGAAGGTTTCGTCAAAGGGATAGATGGGCGCAAGATCTTATTAGACAGCTCTCACAAGGCTCTCAACTACCTTTTACAAGGCTCGGCTGGGATAGTCGCGAAGCGGCAAATGGTTATAGCTAACGAACACCTACCCCCTACAGCACATCAACTTGGATTCATACATGACGAGCTTCAATACGAAGTTCACAAGCATCATTCTGAGGAATTAGCATTTACATTGGAATTAAGTGCAGCACTGGCAGGGGAATATTATTCACTCCGTTGTCCCATCGAAGCCGAAGCAAAAATCGGTAAGACATGGGCTGACGTCCACTAATTTATGAAATTATTAATAGATTGCGATTACATAGTATATAAATGCTGTGCCGCAACAGAAACCGAACTTGATTTCGGAAATGACGTCATTGTTGTCACTTCGTCCTTTAAAAAAGCTTATTCGTGTGTTGCACGTGAATTAGGCAAGATCAGAAGGGAATTTGGCTCATTTGACGAGATGATCCTCTTTTTTACGACCCCTAATAATTTTAGGAAAAAAATTCTACCCGAATATAAGGGAAACAGAAACCGAAAAAAGCCCTGTGGGTTCAAAAGGGTCATAAATAAACTTAAAAAAGAATACAAAGTTATAGCTATAGATACGTTGGAAGCGGACGATGCTCTTGGAATTTATGCGACCAAGTACCCAGGAAATATTATTGTCTCACCTGATAAAGATATGAGACAGATCCCTGGTAAACTCTATGACTTTAAAGAAACAGTAGACATCACACCAGAAGAGGGTGCTCGATGGCATTTAACACAAGCGATGGCGGGTGATAATACCGACGGCTACGCAGGATGTCCAAACATAGGTATTAAAAGAGCAACAAGTATCTTCGAAGAGAAAGGGTACACATGGAAAGCAGTCGAAGAAACCTTCGTAGATAAAGGCTTGACTGAAGCAGACGCATTAGTTAATGCACGACTCGCACGAATACTCACCACTGACGACTTTGACCATGACAAACAAGAACCAATCCTATGGACCCCCACCCCCGAATACAGAGTTGACGACGGAGCAAGAGTTCCGACTGAAGTCAATTGAGATAGCAATTAATGATCCTAAAACACAGAAAGAGGATCTAATCACTGTCTTAATGGCACTCCAACATCAAAACATGGTGCTTGGGAATTCAATCAAACAACTACTACAAGCATGGCCGAAACCACCAACGACCACGGACCAAACTACTACCGACGAGGTTCCATTAATGTTTGGGATTTTATTAGGGACCAAGAACTTGGATTCCACCTCGGAAACGTAGTCAAGTATGTATGCCGAGCAGGTTATAAGAACGACGACATAGAAGACCTAACAAAAGCCATCCATTACTTATCAAATGAAATCGAATCAAGAACAAGCACAAGAGTTCAGGAAAGCGTTCGGAGTAAAGAATATCCAAACCCTGAGTTCTAGAAACTTACAAAAGAATCTAATCCTTGAAGAGTTTAAAGAGTTTCTTGAAGCTGAAGGTATGTTATTCAGACAGAGCTTATCTCTCCACGAAGATGCTCTTAAAGAGTTATCTGATCTTGTTTATGTCTGCTATCAATACGCAGAGAATATGAATTGGGACTTAGACGAAGCTCTACGTCGAGTCCATGCAAGTAACATGTCGAAACTAGATGAGGATGGAAAGCCTACATATAGGGAAGACGGCAAAGTTCTAAAGAGCAAAAATTATAAACCGCCTACCCTACAGGACTTAGTATAAATGGCAAATAAAATAGCAAGAACTGGCAGAGTCCAGTCATGGATTGACGATCCCACCTCACGTCTTCCAGTTTCATGTACCGTCTTCGTTGTTGAAGACTCAATGGAAGGAGACAATGGCATTCAAGCGTCTTGGAAATTTGTATCAACAGCTCTCAGATATGGAGCAGGTGTCGCAGTTCACTTGTCAAAACTACGACCCAAAGGAACCGAAAGCATTAAAGGAAATGACAAACTTGTTGCATCGGGACCAGTATCTTTCGCAAAAATCTACTCAACATTAAATGAAATTCTTCGGAGAGGGGGCACGTACCGTAACGGCGCTTGTGTTGTTACTCTTGACCTCCGGCACAGCGATATTCTGGAGTTCATACATACTCCCCGTGCAGAACTTCCTTGGGTCAAAAGATGCATTAACCTCACCCCTAAAGACTGGGAAGAATCAACTACAGAAGTTAGAGACGCCGTCCTTAAAGGAATTGCCAAAGGGGACATCTGGCTTGCCAAAATAAAACACGATCAAAATGGAAACAGAATTTACTCCAACGTATGCTTGGAAATCTTCATCGGATCCAGGTCCACATGTTTGCTTCAGCACATCAACTTGGGGGCTTGCCGTATCGGAGAACTTAGTGGAGCTTTCGCTGAGGGTATGTCCTCGTTGTGCGAACTCCACAGCAGAACTGGTGTCGAAGAATCTGGAGAATATCTTCCGCCCGAAAAGGATCGCCAAGTCGGACTTGGACTCCTTGGACTAGCTAATTTCTTAAGATTAAATAACATTACTTACGCCCAGTTTGGCGACTCACTTGAAAGTATTAATAAAGGAGAGTGGGTCGAAGGTACCAGTGGCATCGCAGCACGGGAACTTTACTTGGGCATACAAAAGGCTGCGTCTATTGCAAACCAGTACGAGATGGATAGAGCATTCGCCATAGCTCCAACTGCATCTTGTTCTTATAGAAGTAAAGATCTCGAAGGCTTCACGTCAACTCCAGAGATCGCACCACCTATAGCTCGCACAGTAGATAGAGACTCAGGTACATTCGGGGTACAACAATATGAATATGGTGACGTAGAAATCGCATCCGAAGTTGGATGGGATGCATATAAGAAAGTAGCTGATCAGGTAATGATCATGCTAGGAAAAACAGGATTGCTTCATGGCTACAGCTTCAACTCTTGGAGTGATGTAGTGACTTACGATGAAGCATTTATAGACGAGTGGCTTGATAGTCCACAGACGTCTCTCTATTATTCTCTGCAAGTTATGTCCGACGTACAGGATAAGTCAGATGCTTATGCTGCCTTAGATCAAGAAGACGTTGACACTTACTTAGCAGACATATTGAGTACCCCAGAAGAAATTACCTGTGACTGTCAACAATGAACCCGTATGAAAAGTTACTCGCAAGAAAGAGAACATGGACTCCTGTCAAAACTACAGGAGGAACACTTAAAGAAGGAGCTGAAGAGACCATCTACCGCGCTTTGGCAATTAGGCACATGGAGCTTCCAGTTGGGGATTTTATCTCCGAAGCTCTTGAGAAAGATGTACCTAATGACGCACGCATGCTTCTAGAATCTAACGTCCAAGACGAGGTCAAGCACGACCTCGCACTTGGTTATATCACTGACGCTATAGGCGTAGATGATAAGTCCGAACGAGAAGCTCTGTTGTTAAGAGCTGCTTGGGAGGGACACCCTGACCACATGATTACAAAAGCATTGGTGATTGAACGTGCAATATTTTTCGTACTTCTTCCCTTCTTTCGTTTTAACGGCGATGCTGGTCTTAGGACTGTCAGCGCCGACATCAGCAGAGACGAA